CGGGGTGAGGGTTGTGATGATGTTTGCCCGTGGATAGGGGGGCGCGGGTAATGCGCTCAGCCATGCAATCGCCTGCGCCTGCTATGTGATGGTGCTGGCGGTGCTGGCGACGGTGCTGGTAATGGCGTTTTGCACTGCTTTTTTCTTACTTTTTTCTTACTTGATTGCTTGCGCGCCTGATAAGCGCTTGATATTGTTATGTTTATGCGTGCTTGCCTGATGATTGCTAGTCATTAGCTCTGTGTTTGTCCTGCTTTTGCGCGCCCGGCTCTGCTGTCCTGCCCGGTGTGATCCCGTCGCTGTTGCCCGGCCCGCGCAAGACCCCTCCCCCCGGGTGGCCTCAGGCCACAGGAGTCCCCCCTCCTCGAAAAATTCCGGTAAAATTTCGGCTTGTTTTGGAGTCCCGTGCGGAAAAATTTCCCTGAAAATTTCGGCTTGATTTTTTTTTGGTGATGTGCTACAAGCCATTAGCAAGATTAATCCTGACTAATGGGAGGTTTTGCGATGGCACGTATTGCGAAGAAGAAAGAAACGCCTATGAAGTCGTTTGATTTTGCGTTGACGCACGATCCTGATTTCATGCAGAAGTGCATTGATGACACGAAGCGCTGTTACGATGCCACGTTGAAGTTTTTTGAGGGCGTTCGTGATGGCCGGTTGATGGACAGCCAGTATGACCAGAAGACTGGCGAGGTGGTTCAGAAGCCTATTCCGATGGATGTGAGGGTGAAGGCGGCGGCGCAGTTGAAGTCTATGACGTTGGACAAGTTCTTGGCGGACAAGCGGGATAGTGGCAAGAAGGATGACCGGAAGAAGGCTTTTGATCATGAGGCCAGTTTGAAGCGGATCATGGACGAGAAAATGCGCCGGGAGGCCGAAGAGAAGGCATTGAAGGACGGCAAGTTGTTGAAGATTGCGGACAATGGCTAAAGCGTTAGAGCGGGATACGAACAGGCAGTATATTAACTATTTGACCCAGAGGGGTTGTTTTGTGTGGCGTAACAACAGCGGGGTATGGAATTCTGGCGGGCGGTTTATCCGGTTTGGGTATCCGGGTTCTGGGGATATTATCGGCGTAACGAGGGATGGCCGGTTTATTTCGATTGAGAACAAGTCGAACAATGAGCCGACGAAGCCGGCGCAGGTTCAATTTGCTGATGAAGTTCGGTGGCATAACGGTATCGCGCTGATTGTCAAGTCGCTGGATGATTTAATTCAACAGACGGAGGGGTTGTTATGAGTTATGAGTCGTTGGAGCGTGTGTTGCAGATGGCTTATGTGCAGGCCAGCACGGGCAAGGGGCATGAGCGTCATGGCGATGCGCGGCCTTTGGGTGAGCAGATTTCTTTTGTAATTGAAAACACGTTGCGTCTTATCTTCTTGGGCAGGCCGTTAAGAAAATCATTGAAAGTCAGAGGTTGGACAAACAGGCGGCGATTCGTGAATTGCTGGGCGCGATTAATTATATTGCCATGAGGATTATCGCGTTGCGATGGGATGCAGCAGATGACGATTCAAGCGAATAGCATACTCGATAAAGTCATAAAAGAGTTCTGGGATGACCGCGTTGGATTTGCGAAGTATATTATCGGCATAACACCCACCGACCAGCAGGCGGAAGCGTTGAGCCTGCTCGATAAACACCCCAATGTTACGATTAAAAGCGGCCACGGCACGGGCAAGTCTTCAACGGAAGCGATTGCAATTTTGCATTACATGAGTTGCAGGCCGTTTCCTAAAATCCCCTGCACTGCTCCGTCCAAGCACCAGTTGTATGACGTGCTATGGGCGGAATTGTCGAAGCTATACCGGATGATGCACCCGTCGTTTCGTGAATTATTTGAGTGGACACGCGAACGGTTCTTTCATAAGGCTCATCCGGGCGAATGGTTTGCGGTTGCACGGACGGCTTCAAAAGATAACCCGGACGCGCTTCAAGGATTTCACGCGGATTATGTGTTGCGAATCATTGACGAGGCGTCTGGCGTCAACGATGAGATATTCGATGTGCAGGAAGGCGCGCACGGTAGGCTTGAAACCCGCGAGCTGATGGTTGGAAACCCTACCAAGTTGGAAGGCCAGTTCTACCGTTCCCACACCAAAGACCGTGCTTTTTACCAATGCCTGACGTGGAGTTGTCTTGACTCCCCTATCGTGCCGCCGGAATACCCTGCCCGCATGGAAAAGAAATACGGCAAAGACTCGAATATGTATCGCGTCCGCGTATTGGGAGAATTTCCGCTGCGCGATGGCGATAGCTTCATCCCGTTCGATCTGGTGTATGACGCGCTGACACGGGATATTCCGCCGCAGGCCGAATACAAGAAAGTCTTTGGCTGCGATATTGCCCGATATGGCGATGACTCCACGGTGATCGCTATTCGGCATGGTGATGCGTTCAAGCCCTATCATGTGCTGAAGAATAAAAGCACGATGGAAGTGGCTGGCTATATCATCCGGTTGGCGCGCGAGGAAAAGCCCTCAGCGATATTCATTGACGTCATCGGTTTGGGCGCAGGTGTTTACGACCGAATCAAAGAAGTCAATTTATCCTACTGCGACGTGATCCCCGTCAACGTCTCCGAAGCTCCGGCATTTGACAACGTAAACTACAAGCGATTGCGCGATGAACTTTGGGGTAATATGCGGACATGGCTCGAACAACGCCGCGGACGCCTCTGGGATAACGAAGACAACGACCTGCTCGGCGAACTGACCAGCCCTCGGTATCATGTTACGTCCGACGGCAAAATCGTCATCGAATCCAAAGACGATATGCGCCGGCGCGGTATCGCTTCGCCCAATATCGCCGACGCCCATATTATGACATTTGCGCAGCCTATTGCCTATGATGTTATTGTCAACGGCGATGACGAAAACGAATTTTTCTCTGAACCTGAATACGCGCCGTTCGATGAAGAAGTTGGATATTAATTTTCTATTGACAACGCACTGTTAGCGTGGTATAAACACACTAAAGGTGAGTTATGGCAGTTGAATACACAGAATTAAGTAATTATATCAAGGGCTTATTTGATGAGTTCAAAAATGGCCGCAAGCCGTTTGAACTTATATGGGAAGAATGCTGGTATAATTACATTGGTCTATACCAGCCTAATTTGAATTGGAAGCCAAAGACGGAAGGCGCGAAAAACCGCAGCCGCGTCTTTATCAAGTTGACTACCCTGAAGTGCAACACCGCGCACTCAAAAATCATGGACGTCATTTTCGGGAAAAGCACTTGCATTCCGTTTGAGCTGGAGGGCTTGGTAGATGGCGGACAGATGGCCGATTATATCAACGCGATGGAGGATGTTCTGCGAAATCATTTCAAGTCTGTGAATATCCTTGACGTATTCGACACTGCCATTTTGGATATGATTATTTTCGGCACGGCGGTTTTGAAAGGCCCGATTATCGAGCGTCGCATCAAGCACGTTGTTGTTCCCCGGACGATAGGCGGTATGCCGGTATCCGAGATAGCTTCGGATGTTGCCCCCTATTCTCACGATATTCAGGACGAGCTTATCCCGGTCGTAGATGTTATCCCGATATGGGATTACTATACTGATGTCAATGCTAACAGCCCTGCGGATGCAATCGGCGAAATTCATTTTCAGCGTTTGTTGCCTGCCATGTTCAAGCAAAAGTTTCGCAGCGACGGTTTTATCATTGAGAACGTTGATGAGGCTTATCAGCGCGCCACAACGGACCCGGAGGACGCCGAAGATAGCAAGCGTATTCAGTTGGGCGATAACTACTCCGGGAGCTACGGCAAGAAAGATAAGCGTGTCAGCGTGCTGGAATATTGGGGTTTAGTTCCGGTCAAGATGCTGCGCGATGCAGGCGTGCAAGTATCGGATAAATTCGCCGATGATGACTCCGTTGAGTCCTTTGTCGTTCTGGCAGCCGATGGTTTGGTTATCAAAGCGTGCGTTAATCCGTTAAACCGCCGACCGTTTTATGTTTGTCCCTATAAGAAAAAGCCCCATGTGATTTACGGCCAAGGCGTCGCTGAAGCCATGCGCGATAGCCAGAAGATGATTAACTCATCAGCCCGTATGATCATTGACAACAAGGCATTGTCCGGCAACGGCATGGTGGGATTGAATTTGTCGCGTCTTGACACGCGCCGGATGAATAACGACTTTTCGATTTATGGACGCAAGGTCTGGTTTGTGAAAGGGAATTTCTCGCCACGGGATGCGGTTGATTCTATTTCGTTTCCCGATGTTACCGGAGGGTTGCGCGAGTTGATGGAAATGTTTGAGCGGTTTGCCGATGAGGAAACCGGCATACCCAAATACACGCACGGCGAACAAAGCACGTTTTTGAACAAAACCGCGTCGGGTATGTCCATGCTGATGACGCAGGCGAATATCAATTTGAAGACAGTTATCAAGAACATTGATTCATGCTGGATCGAGCCGATTGTCGAAGCGTTTTACGATTGGTTTGCGACGTTCGGCGACGTTTCGGAAATGGCTGGTATGCCTGCGAAGGTAGTTGCGACCGGAACTGACTCGTTAATTGCCAAAGAGTTGCGAATGGAGAACCTGATGAAGTTCATGCAGGTTACTTCCAATCGAGAGGATGCGATATTCATGGACCGCGTGAAACTGATTAAGGAAATCGCCGATATTCTCGAAACGCGCAACATCTTGAGGTCTGACGAAGAAATCAAGCAAATCATGCAGCAGATGAGTCAAATGGCGAAGCCCAACGATATGCGTGAATTCGTGGATATTGACAAACTGTATCCCTACTTGACGCGCGAGGAGCAGGTGCAGGTGCTTCAGTTGATAGGAATACAGCCAAGTCAAATCGCAACCGCGCAGAATACTGAAGCAATGCAAAATGCAGGAGTGATTCAGAATGGATGAGCGACTGATTGGAAGCATTGTTAATGAAATTAACGACCGTAGGCAGATAGCCCTTGCCGTGTTGAGCGGCTCGTCTGATTCTGTGGCTATATACCGCGCGCAGGGTGCGGTAGCTGAATTGGATTACTTGTTGCAGTATCTCGAAAATCTCAAAGAAGGGAAAGAACCGGTTACCGATGATTTCGGCCCGGATTATTAATAGCCGATTACCGGAAGGCTCGGCAAAAGGAGGGAGCTATGGGAGAAGAAAAAGACGTCGTGAAAGAGCAAGAAAAGACTGATGAGTATGACAAGGCATGGGATGAATGGGAAAAAGGCGCAAAGCCGGAAAAACCCGGCGATGAAGTTCCTGCAAAAGAACCCGAAAAGTCTAAAGACGAAACGCAAGTCGTTCCGCCGAAGACTGATGATACTCCTGTTGCTGAACAAAATGCGCAGGAGAAACCTGCCGATGAACCGCGAAGTGAACGGTATGGCTCAATTCAGTCTATGGAAAAGGCTCTTGATGACACGAAGCGTTATGCCCATAGACTTGAGGCAGAAAAAGCGGAACTCAAAAAGAAACTTGAGGAGTTGGAGAAAGGTCAAGCGACACAAAGCGATGTTGACTTGGCGAAGCAAAAGGTGAAGGATGCGCAGACAGATTTGGATGCCATCCGTAAACAGGTTTATAACGACTATCCTGAACTCGAACCCCTGATTGACGGAATTATCATGCGCAGTCAAGAGCTTGAGCAGAAGCTGGCGACGGTTGAACGTCTTGCCCGCGACCAAGCCAAGAGAAGCGAGCGCGAAAAAGCCGTTGAGCATTTCAATACTCACGTCAAGCCGGAGATTGTCAAGGTTCACAAAGACTTTGACGAGATTGTCCAAAGCGTGGAGTATTGGGATTGGGCCGAACGGCAACGACCCGCTCTAAAGACTGCCGCTATGGACTCCCCTGACCCACAAGATATTATTTGGGCTATCACGGAATTTAAAAAATTCGTTGCCGGCCCCGATATTCAAAATTTGCGCGACAAAGACAAGCAAGCTAAAACTGAACGTCTTGTCAATGCGCAAGCTATGTTGCGGGGCGGAGGTGGTGCGCCGCCGATGCCAAAGCAACAAGAAGACGACTCCAGCGAGAACTACTGGGAATGGGCAGGGGAGATGCTGAAAAAGCAGGGGATCGGATGAGTTCGGTTTTATCAATTAGGAGGCAAGCATGAATTATTCTGACATTTCCCCACGAACACAGGTGTATGCGGATCGCAGATTGCTCGAAAGAGCAAAGAACAACAACGTCGTAGCGCTTTTCGCGCAGATTCGGACAATTCCGAAAAACAGTTCGCTGACCATCAAGTTCAGGCGCTACAACAGACTCGAACCGGCGACTGTCCCGCTGATGGAAGGCGTATCTCCAACCGGCAAGACTCCGACCTACACGGATATCACGGCTATCCTGAAGCAGTATGGTGATTTCATCCAATACACCGACGTGATTCAGGACACGCACGAAGACCCGCAGTTGCAGGAATTCACAGACCTGCTCGGAGAGCAGGCCGCTGATACCTACGATTTGGTGCATTGCGGCAAATTGCTTGCGGGCACGAACGTCCTGTATGCAAACGGGACACAGAGAAGCGACGTGAACACCGCCGTTACAAAAACAATACTCCGCCGGGCCGAGCGTGCGTTGCGGAGGGCCGGAGCGCAGACTATCAAAGAACGGATTACTGGAGGACCGAATATCGGGACTTTTCCTATCGCGGCGTCCTATATCGCCTTCTGTCATTCCGACCTGAAATTTGATCTGGAGCAGTTGAGCGATTGGACTGCGGTTCATCAGTATGCGTCCGGTAACGGTGTTATCCCCGGTGAGCTTGGCACAAGCGGCGTTTTTAGGTTTGTTGAAGATAACAACCTGAAAGCGTGGGCTGATGCTGGCGGAGCGAAAGGTTCGATGCTGTCCACGAGCGGCACTTACGCCGACGTTTATCCGATTCTCATCGTGTCGAAGAACTCTTACGGCGTTGTGCCTCTGGCAGGGAAAAATGCAGCAAAGACCTATATCGCGAATCCGCAGGCAACGCCCACTACTCCGCTGGCTCAAATAGGCACGATTGGCTGGAAGGGCTACACAGAGGCCGCCATTCTCTACGAGCTTGGCGTGCTTCGTCTTGAAGTTGCGACGACTGCATAATCGCAGTAGCGCAATGAGCTGCGAATTAAAGCATACTTGGAGGTAACGAATATGTATAAAGACGTTAAAATCGGAACATTTAAGGGGACTGGCGCGAAGATCAATATCGCGTGCGGGTTTGTCCCTTCCTACGTGAAGATTATGAACATTCAGGACGGTGGCGGTCTTTATGCCACTGGTGAATGGTTCGCCAGCATGGGAGAAGGATATGCGTGGAAGACAAAGGCCATTGTGGATAGTGGCTCAACGGGAAACAAGTCATCCGACTTGGTTACGAACGGCATTTACACGTTTGCGGGCCGGGCTGCTGGTGCGACGCTGACTGGGACGGTTTCGGTAACTGCTGGCAGCGCGACGCTGACCGGATCAAGCACGGAGTTTCTCACCGAGCTGGATGTAGGCGACACCGTCCGGTTGTCCGACGGTCAGGAGTTCACGATTACGGCCATTGCAAGCGGAACGTCGGCGACGCTGAACAAGGCGGCCAGCTCATCTCTGTCCGGCAGCATTGCCGTTGTCGTTAATGGCAAGCCTGCCGGGTTCTCGGTAGGCACGGACGCCGATTTCAACACGGCCAACGAAACAGTGTGCTACATGGCTATCCGTGGTTAGCATGACTAACAGGGGAAGGCCACAAAGCCTTCCCCTGTACAAAAAACAGGAGGCGGATATATGGATAAAAAGTTAGAACGCAAGAAAGACAAAGACGAAGTTATTGATGGCGATGCTGGAAAAGAAGATGCTGGCAATGGTGTTGTGGTGAAGCGTGATGACGAAGGTGTTGATGATAACATCAAGGAAATTTCGGACTCTTTGAGAAAGCAGAAGAAGGTCAAGATTATCATTCCGTCATCTGAATCTGAACGAGACGACGTTGTTGTCGGTATATGCGGTTATACCTACATTATCAAGCGCGATCATCCAGTATCCGTGCCGGAAAGTGTCGTCAAGGTATTGAGGGATGCTGTCGTTACCCAATACAAACAAGTTCCTCGACCTGATGGTAACGGCAATGAGTTAGTGCCGTATCAGTCTCCGAGGTATCCCTTTCAGGTAATTGAATAGGTGAGTTATGGCAATCCAATCCACTGATTTAAAATTTTACTTGAGCGGAGGTTCAGAGAACTCAAATCCGAATTTGTCGCTGGGTGGATATTGCTCAACAACCGAAATCACCAATAACACTTTGCATAACCTGTTTGACAAAGTTACCGGCGACGAAAGCGCGGCTGGGGATACGGAATACCGGGCGATATACGTCAAGAACACGCACGGGTCAATCACTCTTGAGAATGCCTATGTGTGGATTAAGACGAATACACCGGGAGGCGATTCCGTGCAAATCGGCAAAGAAGCGTCCGGCGGAGACGGCAAGCAATCAGTAGCAAATGAAAGCACCGCTCCTGACGGCATTACTTTTGGTGATTGTTCGTCTAAAGCGACCGGGTTAGCATTGGGCGACCTTGCTCCGGGAGCAGTTTATATGATTTGGATTAAACGCAGTGTGCCAGCGTCATGCGCGGCGCGCAACGATAATTTCTTTGAGCTGCAATTTGAGGGTGATACCGCTGAATAGAAATGCCGCAATATACTTATTTCGATGATGTTACAAATATTGACGGCTTGGCTAACTGGGATACATTGACGGGCAACACTATCCCGGTTTACACGTCTGACGTGTTTCTTTACAATATAAGACAGTTGGCAGCCTGTCCTATTTCACTTAATTACAATGTCCGCGCGATTGTCAATATTACCGAATCCCTGAATTATCATATCAGAGCGATTGTCAATATTACCGAATCCCTGAATTATCATATCAGAATACTCACCAATAGGGCGTATTCGTTTCTCTATCATTGCCGCGTGCTGGTTGGAAGGTATATCACCCTGCCCTATATCGTCCGAATGTTGGCGCAGGCCGTCTATTCGATTCAATATCATGTCAGAAACCTCACCGATGTTTTCTATGAGGTTCTGTATGACATTAAAAATCTGGTCAATCGCGCCGGGAGATATTTGTATGACATCGGACGAAGCAGTAAAGTCAGGAAAAACGAGTATGCCAGAGAGAACAGCATAAACGGAAATGCTTACACGAAAAAATCTGGTCTTGTGTATGGCGCGCCGGTTGATAGGTTAGACAACGTAAACGCCGAGATTATGTAGGAGAGCATTATGGCAGCAACAGCATTAGAAATGGTCAGGCGGATGCAGGCTAAATTAAGGCTACAGCAAGCGGAACGCGTTACAGAGCCGCACGCTAAATTAATGCTCGAATGCCTGAACAACGCACAAAGGAATTTATTGCCAGAGGCTTATGTGTGGGACGAACTGAAAATTTACGGGGAGTTCGACACGGAATACAATAATGCCATATACGCAATAACAGGCGTCAACGACTGCGAGATAGATGTGGTGAGGTCTTTGAGGATCGGAAGTTACGGCGAATTGACAAAACTTCAGGATAGTGAGTTTCGGGACTACAAGGCATATCAGGGCGGCAATTTGGGGATGCCTATTTGTTACAGGCATTATGCGCGCGAAGGCGGTTCGTTGATTATCGAGGTCTGCCCTACCCCTGATAAGACTTATACCATTTCCGTTGAAGCATTAATCAAGCCGAAAAAGCTCGTGAACGATAGTGATGAAATCATGCTGGATGAGGATACATTGTTTTTAGCTGCTATGTTTCTTGCGACGGAAGCCGAAGGGTTGGATTATCAGGCGGCATTGTCGCTGTTTCAATCGAAGTATTCCCTGATTGGAAATAATCAGGGAGAAAGTAATTGGGGCGATATGATTGAGGCGATTTAATGGGCGGCAAACTTGCTAACATATCTATATTCGATGTCAGCGGTGGCGAGGCGTCTTGTTTCCCTGTGTCAATGATGCCGACGAAATACGCGACGTTACTCCAGAATTTCTATCCGGGCGAGAATGGACTGATAACAAAAGTAAAGGGTTACAAGGCCATTAACTCGACACTGATTAGCGAAACGTTGAACAGCGTATTTTTATACACCAAATCGAACGGCACTTCTCAATTACTCTGTTCTGGTGGTGGAAAGATATTCAAGGTAACTGGAAACGCGCTAACGGAAATCAAAACAAATTTGGACGTGTCCGCCAAAGTTCGTTTTTCGCAGATAAATGACATTGTGATTATGACGAACGGCGTGAACCAGCCGATGAAATACGACGGCACGACGGTATCAAATCTTGGCGGGTCGCCGCCTGAAACGGCCTTTAAATCACATGTTCACAAAAACCGCGTCTGGATGATCGCGCGAAGCGACAAGATGATAGCATATCACTCTGCTCTTAATGCGCCGGAAGATTACACAGGGACGGGTTCGGGCTACATTGACTTTAAGTATGTTCTCAAGGAAGGCGATGAGTTGGTAGATATTCTTACCTATATTGACCTGATAGTATTTGTCTTTAAGCGGCATATTGCCATCTATTCCGGGATGACTCCTTCAGGCACGTATGCGGATTTTTCCATTGTGCAGCTAATTGATGGAATCGGCGCTCTGGGAACTGATCTCACAATTCCATTTGGGACGGACGTTGCTATTCTTACGGATGACGGCGTTACGAGACTAACGAAGGCCGCGCAGTCGGGAAACATAAAGGCAAACATTTTATCGAAAAACATTGAACAAGTCTTACGTCCGGTCATTAGCGGAGTCAGTTCGTCAACACTTATTGGCGGAGCGCACTATCCGAAATACGGATGGTTGCTCTTTTTAATCGGGAATACGATTTACGGGTATAGCTATATCTGGGATGCGTGGTTTCGGATTGTTGGGGCGGACGCGAAGGGGCTGAATTTGTGCGGCAATGCGCTTTATATTCCGGGAACTGGTTACTTGTATAAGTATGATGAAGGATATGATTTCAACGGCGTCGCGCCGAAATGTATATGGAAAACGGCATGGTTTAGATTAGGAGGGAAAACGAATCTGGTTGGGTATCCCAAAGTGCTTGAATTATCTCACAATATGCAATCGGAGGCCGTGATTGACATTCAATCGGAATACGATTTCCGCGAAGCCATGCCTGAAAATATTACGCAATATCGTTTGGGCGCAAAAACTATCGAATTGGACAATGTAGATGATTTTGACGCGCTGAATCCACTCGACGGGCCTGTTCTGCCTTACGAGACAATTAGAATCCCATTGTTCGGAAAGGGCAGCTTGATGAGGCTTATCTTTAGCAATGAGTCTGTTGACGGGCCGATCGAACTTGCGTCATTGAGCATTAACTATGAGGTCGGAGGTATAAGATAATGCAGCACGATTATGAAATCACAACCGATGATGCTAAGACCGGGAAGCAATTCAGGGCGGCAGTCAATACAGCTCTACAGTCGTTGGCGTCCAATAACGCAGGAGGAAATGCGCCGTCAGTAACCTATGGCGGCCAGTTCTGGTATGACACGGAAAACGATATGCTATGGATTCGCAATGCAACCAACACAGCCTGGATTGCGGTCGGAACGGTTAGCGCGGGCATTTTCCCGGTAGCCAATAAATATGCAGATGATATTGGAACGCAGAACGGATACATGATTTCTCTAACGCCCACGCCGACGAGTCATGTGGCTGGGATGCCAATATCGTTCAAGGCGGCGTCAACAAATACGGGGTCATCCACGATTACAATCAACAGTCTGACAACAAAGACAATTAAGAAAAACGGTTCGAGCAATTTAGAGGCCGGAGATATTCAAAGCGGTGTCATTGTTACGGTTGTCTATGACGGCGCAAATTACCAGCTTGTGGCCGGTCCGATGATATGTAGCAGCGATGTTAGCAACGCTATCAGTAGTCATAATTCCAACGCAAGCGCGCATGAAGCCATACGCAATGAAATAGACTCTGACATATCAACGCATAATAGCGACACGAGTGCTCATACTGCTATTCAGAAGGTCAAGGCATGGGTGTTATTTGACGGAACTGAAACGGTATCAATTCGCGGGTCTTTTAATGTGTCGTCAATCATAGATAACGGTGTCGGTTATTACACGGTTAATTTCACCAACGCGATGCCGGACGCAAATTACTGTCTAATGGGTTCTGCGCGAGGGCCAACGTATTCTGGGTCTTATAATCCTATTGCGATGGTGGCAATGAGGTCTGGGTCAACGCCGTCCACGACGAACTGCCAAATATCCGTTGAAATAGACAGTAGCGCCGCTGAGTCATATTTTACTCATTACGATTCCGCTTATGTGAGTGTCGCGTTTTTGAGATAAAAGAGGAGGAAATATGAAGGTTGTATTCGTTAATCAAGAAGGTGGAATCTCAATTTTGCACCCTGTTTTGACAGAAGGCTTGACGCTTGAACATGTCATAAAAAAGGATATTCCTGAAGGTGTGCAATATTGGGTCGTTAATGACGACGATATACCGACAGACAGGCATTTTCGCGACGCTTGGGAAGTAAACACGCGCAAAAATGCGTCTCAACGAATCAAGGTCAATATGGAAAAAGCGATTGAAATTCAGCGTAACAACATCCGGCGCGAGCGCAACGCTGAATTAAAGAGGCTGGACACAGAATTTATGAAGGCTCTTGAAAAAGGCGATAGCGCGCTTGCTAATTCTATAGCCGAAAAAAAACAAATGTTGCGCGACGCTCCGGCCAGCCCTCTTTTTGAGGCATGCAAGACACAAGAAGAATTGAAGAACATAGACTTGAATACAATCATGTATTACGCGATGGAGGCCAAGAAGAAGAATGCAACATGATTTCGACATAGCAACCGCTGATGCTAACACCGGGACAACAATGCGCGCGGCTATAAATGACGCGCTGAAGGCTCTTGCAACATTGAGTTCAGGCGCGACAGAACCGGCAACGCCCTACTCTTATCAGCTGTGGTATGACACGGCCAACAATAAATTAAAAATCCGCAACGCTGATAACACGGCATGGCTTGATGTTGGGTCTATATCTGATATATTTGTCGCCGATAAGGCTAAAGTAACCAACACGTTATTCTATGTTACTCCGACCGGGGATGCAACGACATGGACAGCAACGGTTGGTGGGATAACCAGTTATTACACCGGCCTGACGATAGCTGTAAAGCCGCCTGCAACATCTAATTCAAGCACGACGCTTAATATCAATTCGCTTGGCGCGAAAAAAGTCTATTACGGCAACAATTCACAAGGGGCCTACTGCACTTTAGGACATATACATATATTTGTCTATGAGCAGACTCTTGATTCTGGAAGCGGTGGCTGGCATTGCGTATCTGATTATTATACTGACACAGATGCTTATATGTTACGAATGTATTGCGACATAAAAGCATTTAGCAGCATTACGTTAGGCAATATTATCGTCGGGACGGCCAGCGGGTATTTTCATCTTAATTCTGGAAATGCTTTTGACATCAACCTTCCGATATTATATGCAAACACATCTATATCGGCAGGATCAACAGCGGCAAACGCCTATTTGTATTATTACTTCACTATTACCACTACGCAAAACATGACGCTGACGCCGTATGCGCCGATATTCATTAAAGGCACACTATCGGGGACTATGTTTACCCCTGTTAGCACGACGCCGTTGACGCAAGAGCTTCCGACAAGCGATGACGGGTATGACTATATGCTTCTGGGGTATGCGTATTCCACGACGGAGATATACCTCACGCAGGACAGGACGATATTCCGGTATATAGACGGATCGGTTCGTAAGGTTTTTGAAACGCGGCAAAGCATAGGCAGCATGATAGCCAACGCGACGGCAAAGACGCCGGTTGCGAATGACGTATTTGCTTTTTCTGATTCAGAGGCATCGTCAATTCTTAAAAAAATAACATGGACAAATCTCGTTGCGGCCATTGTGTCGGAAGTGAAGGCAAGCGGCAGCGACGTGGCGACAGGAACGGACGACAGTAAAATAGTTACGCCAAAGGCGATTAAAGATTCGGTTAATGTGCCGAACGTTGCGCCGGGAAGCTCCGGTAACGTAATGACGTCAAACGGGTCGGCATGGGTATCGCAAGCATCGTCATTTACGCCTGCGCCGGTTGCTGCCAAGCCATTAGACCTACCGCATTATGGTCTAATGGTATCTGCCGCCACGACAGAAAGAAGCACAACCTCAACGTCATACGTCAAGAAAAAAGAAATTAAAGTTAATATAGCTGGAACGTATAACTTATATTTTGAATATATGTCAGAATACACAGGCACGACGTGTTATGTAAAGATAACAGTGAATGACGTGCAGTCTGGCAGCGAATACACAACTACATCAACAAGTTATCAGACCGCAAATATTACGTTGACGTTGAATAAAAACGATGTTGTCGCTTTATATCTGAAAAGCAGTACATCTTCACTAATTGCCAATGTTTTCACAAGAAATTTCAACCTGCAAGCATACGAAACGGCTTATGCTAGTGTTCTGGTGGATTGATATATGAATATTATAAAGATAACAAGAACATACGACGTTGGCTTAATTAAGAGTATTCTGACTCATCCCGAGATTTATAGTAAAATCACGGATGACGGAAGTCCTGACGCTGATAATTATGAGCCGCCTATGGGAGAGTCATTTTTTTGGTTGATTCCTGAAATAGATGGCAACGTTGCCGGAATATATTTTGCTTATCCGATAAATGCAGTGTGTTGTGAAGGCCATGCTAACATATTGCCGGAATATCAAGGCAAAGCCGTTAATTGCACGTTGGCGGCCATTCGTTGGATGTTTAGTAATACGCCATGCCGTAGAATAATTACGAACGTGCCTGATTATCATATTCGGGCGTGTAAATTTGTTGAAAAACTTGGTTTTGTTAAGTTCGGCGTCAATGAGAAAAGTTATCTCAAGGGCGGTAAACTACATGATTTAATTATGTATGGAATCAGTAAAAGCGAGAGGTGATAAGATATGGGAACGGTAGCGACAGCGGCAGCAACAATCTTAGGTAGTGTTATATCGGCAGGCGCGTCAATATATGCGGCAAATCAAGCGCCGGATATTCAAGCAGGGCTACCTGCAAGTTATTACTCCTATGATGATGACGGTAATCTTATCGGCGCGCAGGAGTGGGACGCAAAAAAGCACGCCTATATCTCACGCACATATCTGACGCCGGAAGAAAAAGCTGAAAAAGAGAAGATGGCAAAGCTACGTCAACAGTTGCTCGATAATCTGGATAAGACGCCGGAGGATAGAATTAAAGCGTATGACGAATATGCTAAAGCATACTCCGAAGCCATGCACAAGGAGGCGGACGCAAAATTCAACGAATTGAAGACTGCGACAGAGGAAAACATGGCAAAGCGCGGCCTATATGGATCGCGAGCTTATGTTGACTCAATGACTGACTTGAACAGAGAGAAAATGGAGGCCGACAGGGATATTGCCAATGCGGCTATCATGGCGCGCGAAGGCTTGGCGCAGCAAGATAAAGCCTATTGGTTGCAGGCTCTCAACGCCATGAACAACGCCAAAAACGCAGACGCGGCTATGGCAATTAACCGCGCGCAATTAGGCGCGCAGATAGCTTCGCAAGGAACAGCCGCGCTAAAGGCACAACAGGACGTGCTTAATTCACAACGTTATTTAAAATGGCAGCAGAAAGCGAACTTGGCTACCAATTTGAGCGACACAGCCTCGGGGCTTGCATTCTTGTATGGTTATAACAAAAAGAAATAACGCAACAGGCTAAATAATTAGACAAAAGGAGGATCGCAATGGACTCGTCAATGCTTAAACTAATATATGGCAACAATCCAGACAAAGAAAGCGCGGCGACATTGTCAAGTATGTATGGGCATTCCGGTTTCGCAAAACCGGTATATGCTTACTATATCGGGAAAAATCTGGGCGATGCGGAAGTCTATGCGCAAAAGCAGCAAGAGGCCGGACTCAAGGCAGTAGTAGATCAGCAACAGCAAGCTTATGCTCAACAAATATTAGACATGGTCATTAAATTGTCGGGAAAAGACCCGGTCGCAGCGACCCAAATCCTCAAGACCGAAACGCAGTCGGGTAATCCGTATTTGGAGAAGTTCAAAGATGTTACGTTTAACGCGCGAACTAAAGACGGATGGGCAACGACGTCAGCAGGCGACGGGTATGTTTATCATGTGTATTTGCCGACACTACAACAAGCAATTCAGGAAGGCCCTGAAAGCGACCTTTACAAGCAGACAATCATCAGGCTGGGCGATGCCAAACCGCAAAAGCCGATTGAGATGCAGAAAGGGGATAAAATAGTATATGTTGACCCGAAAACATTACAACCAATTCCAGGTTACGGCGGACCGAAATGGAAAGAGGGAGAAGGTGGAGATTCAAGTGGAGCTGGGCAACAAGCCAAATCAGGTATGCTAACACAGTTAACAAATATATACTCGTCTAAATGGATACCGCTTGCTCTTGAGAACTATAAGCAGCAAAATCCAAACGCAAAGGACGCTGATTTCTTCGATCCGTATGGCAATCTTAAAGAAGGGATGATTCGCGCCGCATTAACGGACGAACAAAAGAAGATATATGACCGAGGATTAATAGAGGCGCAGGATGCAGTTGCGCGTGGAATAAATCCGGCGCGTGCCGTTCAGAATTATCTGTTAAAGGTAAAAGAAGAGTATGAAAGAGCCGGACAACAGCCACAGCAGCCTGCGAAACCAGCAAGTCAGCAAAGCGCAGGTCCGCAATTAAGCGCAGACGGCAAGAAGGTAATCATGGACGGTAAAGCATACCCCATTGTCAACGGTGAGGTATTGATTAACGGTAAACGATATAAGGTTAGCGTCAAATGAGTAAAGTCGTTTTAACGCCAATCGAGGAAGAAGTTCGGGATGTTTCGCTGGCGACGGTTACATTAACACCGATAGAGGACGAAGGTCGTCCGTCATTCCTCAAGGACGTCGTAGGCCAAACAGCTAAAGACGTTGGCGGTGTTGCGGCGCACGCTGGCGCGGGTTTAATCAAAGGTGTTACACTCGGCGGCATTAACCCAGAAGAAGGCACAGTAGGCATTCCTTTCACAAAACAGCAATGGAAAGTTGCGCCTACATTGGGAGAAAAGCTTGAGGCGGTCGGCGTGTCGCCTGATATTGCCCGCAATCAATATATCGGGCTTGCGCCGGAAATGCTTGGCACGGCAGGGCCATGGAGCATGACGTCTAAATTAATACAATCAATTGGAAAGATGGCGTCCGGTGTTAAAGCCGGAAAAGCACTGTCCGCAACGGCGCAAGGCATTGGTGATGTAGCCGCAGCAGGTGAAAAAGGCTCGGTTATCACGCGCGCAGGTCATCAGGCACTTGCCGGCGCGGCGATAGGTGCTGCCGAAGTGCTTGATAAAGATGATTCAAGACTTGACAGCATATTGCAAACGGCGGCGATAGGTGCTGGCTTTTCGCTTCTGGGCGACGGCATTCATGCGATCGCAACAAAGACTGGCATGAATAAGGCTGGGGCTTACCAAAAACTCAAAGACGAATTGACTGACTTTATCTATAATCATAACTCAAGGGGATTTACGGCTTCACAGGCAGCGCGTGCTGCCGATATTGTCATCGAGAAAGAACTTGCAAAAGCCGGGATAAAAAACCCGTCTGTATGGCAGTTGCGCAAGGCTAAACAGAATGTCAGCGAGTTGAAAGATGTTGTCGAGCAGGCCAAACAACAAAGAGAAACGGCAAAAGCTGAACAGGCAAAGACGGAAGCCGATGTAGGCACAGCGCAAGAGACAGCACCGGAATCCGATATTGTCACAATAGAACCGGAAACAAAGGCTTTGCCAGAACCAAAGACAGAAGTGCGACAGCCGGAATCTATTGAACCGATAAAAGCAGAGGCCAAGACTGTAACATTAGAACCTGTTATTGAGCCGCCGAAGCCTATACCGCAAGAATCAGATATTGTTGCAACAAAACCAGAAACGGAAATAAAAGCAGAGACAGAACTAGGTGTTACTCAAAAACCGACACCAGTATCAGAACTAATACAAGAAGCAGAAATGCCTACTAAGCCGCAGTCTTTGTTGACTAATCCGTGGCAGGTTAGAATAGATGATATTGTCAACAATGATATGTTGCCTATTAAAACAGACAAACATTTAGATAAGGACGGAAATCCTGTATATATCTATCAAGCAACAGTGAATTGGGATGGCAAACCGCGCACTTTTGAGGTGAAAATGTATCAACCTCAAAACCCGGAAAAGCAGACCAGAATATTGCACAGAAAGATGCTCGAAAAAGCCATCAATGAAAGCAAGCCAATCCCGCCTGAAATCGCAGACGATTATCCAGAATATCTTGAAGATATTGTTCCCTATCATAAGACTCTTGAAGGCGAGTTAGCATTTGCTCACATGAGGGAGATCATTAAAAGCGGTAGTGCCGGACTTAATATTGACGAGGACGGAGTTATCCACGGCAGATTTTCGTCTCATGCTAGCTGGTTCAGAGATATATCCAACAAGCACAAAATATCTGCCGTTGAAGCTGATAGGATTATCCAGAAGGTCATCAACGGAAAGCCGCTAACAGCGCGGCAGGGAAAAGCATGGACTGATATTAGACGAGCCGCCTATGATATAGGCAGCAGCAAACATATTACCCGCATGGCGGACGAAATAAGGAGGGCAAATGAACAAGTTAAAACCGACCTTGGACAAGCAGGGATTAACCCCGGCGAAATTGGAAACTATCGTGAGGATATTGAAACCGGCTTTCTTGACTCGCTTACGGCTGAAGAAGGCATTACCGAAGAAGAATTTGCCGCGATAAAAGATGAATTAAGCAAATTCTTGGACGATATATCACAAGCGACGGCCAAATCACCGCAAGGGCAAAATCGAGGAAAACTATGGACAGGGGAAGCCTATCGAGCCGAAACCGGCTATAAGCATGACGCGGGAACGACAGCGGCTGATGTTATCCGCTACGAACAGGATGTGCTCGGTAATGACTACGGGATCACCCCGGAAGAGCTTAAAGTTCTTGAATTATATCCTGCCGACGATGTGGTATGGGTAACAAGGACTAAAGAAGATGCCGCGCGCTATGGTGATAGCATTGAGGATGTTGTAGAACACGAAATCCCCGAAGGCTCAACAATAATCGCAGAGGACGGCGAAGGCGGCTTTCTGGTGTTAAAGAACAGGCCGGCGGAGCAAGCCGAAGTTAAGACAGAGGACACGAGAGCCGGGAAGCAGACGATTATCGAAGGCACGTCCAAAGAGGAAAACTTCACTCTTGAAAATCCAGAAACAGACTGGTCTAAACATAGACCGGTATCTGAACAACCATACTCGCGCAGTCATAGTTTATTCAACAAAGGCCAATATGCGAAGAGCGAGAATAAGACTGCGAAAGAAGATGCTGGAAATAAGTCAACAGAAGATACTACGACTGACCAACAACAAGAAGATGCGGTAGCGGATGAAAGAAGAAAGCGCGACACATACGCGGCTAGAAGACGAGCGATTGTTGAAATGCCTGAATTGGTGGAAATCGTCAAAAGCCTAACGAGAGGCCAGCGGATTAAATTAGCAAGAAAACTCGCAAAAGACCCTGCTGTAACAGGCCTATTTATCCAGCGTGGCACTGGATCAATCAAACTGAAATTGTCCGTTTTCAAAGACCCGGAACAAGCGGCAAAAACATTGGCGCACGAGATAGGGCATTTATGGGATTATCTCCCGCTCAGAAGCATGAAGCAAGGGAATATTCTTGGACGTATTGCTACCATACCGGACTACCTGAAGTCTGTCCTGCCGGAATTCAAAGGCGCGCCGGGTGAACTTACGAAAGAAGATCGTCAACGATTATGGAACGAGGCGCGGAAATTCAAGGAAACTCCAAGCACCGTAGTCATTGAAAAATCATCGAAGAAATCCCAATATACGAAGTCAAGGGCATTGACCCTGAACTCATATTAGACCTGATGCGCGGGCGTGCTAATCCGGGCATTGCGCCGGAATTGTGGGATTATCTGCAAAGAGCAGAGGCGCGAGTCAAAGCGGAAATCGTCAAAAAGGCTCTCAAGGGCATTATTGATGAGCGTGTCGCGGACTTCGGCGAGAAGAAGCAGGTCGGCGTTGAGCGAGTGGAACGCACGATAGAACGGACGATTCCGGGCAAGACAGTCAAAGACAGGTTCAGGGAACTGCTGGAAGAAGAACTTAAAAAGCGCATTCTCTTCGACAAAGATACCATCATGGACGAACTCAAGGGAGTGTCGCAAATATGGAAGCCTTTTAACGAAGCGAAAGACCCGAAATATACTAAATACCGATATTCGTCCGCAGAACTCTACGCTGATGCCGTTAGCGTCCTGTTTAACGACCCGGCGTTGCTCAAGCAAGAAGCCCCTACGTTCTGGAAAGCGTTTTTTAACTGGCTGGACCAGAAGCCAGAAGTTAAGCGAATCTATGACGAGATACAGGACAGGATTAGGAACGATGCTGACAAGATATTGCACCGGCAGAAAACCATCAGGGAAGGCTTTAGAGAAGCAGAGGAAAACATCAAGCAGAAATGGCAAGAAAAAGAGCAAATCAAAGCAAGCCGTTTGTTGAGGGATTTAGAACGTGGATTATTTGACCAGAACGAGGCCGTCCTGCGGAAGATTAGAGAAGCAGAAAAGAAAGGCGCAAGGTATGAAGATGCTGACAACCCCAAATATTGGGTGCAAGAGCTTCCTTATATTTCATCGGAGTGCGCGGAATTATTTCTACGCATAAATAAGCGCATATCTAAACCGATGGAGGCCGACGGTTTAAGCGTAGATGACTTGGGCGAATATTTAGAGATGCGTCGGATAATCGCTGAACGTTCTGAAATTGCTAATCCGGGCGGTCATACAGCAGAAACAGCGGCATGGCAGTTAGAGAACCTTCATCAACAATTAGGTGCAGAAAAGTATGCGAAACTTGAACAATACGCAGAACAGTTCTGGAAAGAATTGCAGCCGACAATCAAAGAGCTAAAAGAAGCGCGTATGTATTCAGAGCCGCTGATGGCTAAAATCGAAAGCAATAAATACTACGCAACGTTTCAGGTCATCGATCAACTTGAACACGAATATGGGCCTTCTGTAACGGGACACGTCTATAAGCAGGTCGGCACTTTATCAAATATTCGCAATCCGTATATCGCTACGATCTTTAAATACATGGCGCTGACACGTGCTGCCGAAGTAACAAAAGCGAAACAATCAATAGTAAAACTGTTTTTAGAGCATTTCCCGGCCAAAATAGAACTCGCCAAGACGCGGCGTGTTGGTAAATACAATGAACCGGTAGAGCCAAATGACCCCGATAAAGGGCTTGTAGTGTTCTTGTATGATGGCAAGCCGATGGGGTATTACCTGCCAAAGGATATAGCAGATACTTTTAATCGAAAGCCTTATGAAGCAAGAACATTGATGAAAGCGTGGCAAAAAGTGATGATACCCGTAAGGGCGATACTCGTAAATAGAAATCCTATCTGGATGGTAGCGAATATTGTAAGAGACTTTATGGGAACTCTCACGAACATTGAGGGTATTACTGCTAGAAAATTGGCGAAACTGTATATCGAGTCGTTTAAAGACGCATACGAAGATTCATTCGGCGAAGTAACACCTGATATAGTGCTGGAGATGATGAGGAAGAAGATGCTCGTCATTGACAGGCAATACACTCTCGCAGATACTGATTCAGACACAGAGCTTGACCTGTTCTTGCAGTCGTTGGGCAAGACGCCGGCGCGCTACCGTAACAAAGTAGTCAAGCCGCTAGCTGAGGCGTGGGATGCCCTCGGCAAGACAGGCAAGATGTCAGAACGAATTGGCAAAATAGCCGCATATCGGGCATTACTTGAGAAAGGCAAGCCCGAAAGAGAAACGGCGATGATAGTCAGAACGAGAGCCGCTACGCCGGACGTATATCGCCGCGGAGCATGGCATATCGTGACGAACAATTTATGGCTATTCAGCAATGTGGGCAAAGAGGGATTCCGGTCGTCATGGGAGTCGTTCAAAGATAACCCCGGAAGCTATGCGTGGAAAACGTTCAAATACAATATAGTCCCGAAATTGATATATAGAGCAGCTAAATATGGACTTCTCGGTGCTGGTATCGCGGCAATTTGCGCGAAAGTCAATAAATACGATGAAGACAATTATATCGTCGTTCCGCTTTACATGACAGAAGAAGGTCATGCCAGATATTTGACTATTCCGCAGTCTTATACCGGGCAGGTCATTGGAGGCGTATTTAACAAGATAATGGACGGGGAGATTACCGGTAAAAAAGGCGCAATAAGTTATACCGTAAGCAGTAGCCCGTATGGCTCGCTAACGCCGTATTTGAGCGCAGGGCTTGACCTAGCGCTATATTACGGGTTGGGCGTCAACCCTTACGATTATTATTACGGCAAGACCGTGCTGACAGACCAAGAGTATAATGCAGGCGGCTGGGATGCGGCGCAAGGCTTGATAAGGAATACATGGAAAGAACTCGGCGGGCAGGTCATCTACAAGCCAACCGGCGATTTAGTGGATAAGCAGACCGATACCGCTTTTGAGAAAATGTTGAGAGTTCCGCCGTTGAATATTCTTGGCAAGTTCTTGAAATCGTCTAACAAGGGAGAATTGGACGATTATGGCGATATAATAGCAGATGTAAAGTCAGACGAGGCGAAACGGTCGCTTGAGGTAAAGAGAAGGATCGTAAAGCATATCAACGAGACAAACGGGTTGGCGCGTGCCGGAGAAATTAACCTGTTATACCGCACCCTCAAAAACGAAAAGCTGTTACCAGAATCAACGTCGTTCAGACAGTTCCGCACCAGATACCAACGGTATCAATCAAAGTCAGAAGATTCCCCGATGATTGATGCTATCAGCCAAGCGTCAACAACGCTACAAAAGGCCACGCTTCTCAAGGAATATCAAGGCCGGCTTGCCCCTGAAGAATATGGACGGCTTATCCATCAGCTTCGGGCAGAAAAATTAATTAGCCCGGAAACGATGAAGGAAGCGCGTAGGTTAAATAAATAGTGCTTGCATCTACAAGCTGTTAGCATGTATAATACATACTAAATTATGGAGGTAACTATGAAGAGTCTAAGAGGAACCGTTGATAATAACGACAGCGGAATGCCGGGAGAAAGTTATTCAGATTACAAATACGCGATTGTGTTGGTGGCGTCCACCAATCAGACAATCAACATTCCGACCGGCGCAAAGAAGGCGCGGTTCAAGGCTACGGCGGCGGCTGATTTCTGGATTAAATTCGGCGGAGCGGCTTCGATTCCTTCGGCAAATGTAACAGACGGGACGGCGTCGATATTAAACCCTGACGGAATTATCACGCTGGACGGCGCGACAACTGTTGGCATTATCTCTGCCGTGGCGTGTATTATTTCAATCGAATTTTGGGCGTAAGGTGAAAGATGAATAGAAGAAGGATTCACAGCGCATTACTACGGCGCAGGCTAGAACCTGAAACGATTGCTTACCATTTATTGGCGGGATGCAGTGGCATTCCATCGGAGAATAATGAACTAATTAAGGCCATAAAGTACGGTTCAGGGGTCACGCTATCCGGTCTAACCTGTAATATTAGCAATGCAACATCATATCTGTTTGTCTCTAATCCCTCTTCAGATTTACGAAAGTGGATTGGCTTTTATATCACGTTCACTTCTTCGACGGGGAACACGCTTAAATTCAAGGTGAGTGCGGCGGGGACGGGGGAGACGCTGGATACCTCGGTATTGACGAATGGAGGATTTGATACTGATACTACAGGGTGGTCGGCGGGTGCATCTGCCTCTCTGTCATCTGTGGCTGGTGGACAATCAGGGAACTGTTTACTTGTAGCGAGGAACGGAGCAAACAACCCAAGTGCTTATGAGATTAAAACAACAATTCTAAATGGATTGTATAAGGCCATTGCTTATGCAAAACAAAAGGAAGAAGCAACGGTAAGTGTTGGGTTTAAAAAAATGGGACTGGCACAACTGACGGTTTTTCTTCTTGGGAAGCGCCCGCTGATTGGACAACTGGCCAACCACATAATATTTATGGAACTACAGTAGGAACATCAACATATTTCTTTGTGCAAGTTCTATCAATCAACGCTACAGATGGTGCGTACTTTGATACTCTAAGTCTTCAGCAAGTCCTCACCCCTTCATCTTCTGGAATCTACTTCACCGACCCAGTAGTTACAGGAACTTTCAACTACAACGCAACTTCATTTACAGCGATCATTACAAAGGAGTAAATATGTTTATCAAATTTAACACTTGGGAAGAAGCGGAAATAGCAAGAGAAGCAACAAAAAGTCTTGTGGACAGGAATATTATTGTCTGCCCACCGATACCAGTTTACGATGGTACTTTTGCTATTGAAAAGCTGACGGATAATGACTTTGGCGGGGAAGTGGTGGAGAGCATAGAACCGCCTGAAACGGAAGGAGAATAAATAATGATGGAGCACGCAACACAGGTAATTCAATCATCTCAAGCAGCGAATCAATTCTGGATGTGGCTGATCGGCATTATCGTAATTCTCATGCAGGCCATTCAGGTAATACAAAACCATCGAACCGCTGAAAAGTTCTCCGCTATTTGCGATGAAATAAAGGGATTGTGGAGTCGTACCAACAAGCATGGGCATTCAATCGGCAAAGACGCAGACGGAAAACCAATCACCGTCGGCGTCATAATTAGCGACAAGGAGTAAAGCCATGAGCGAATTAGGCAACAAGCTTTCAAGGTTGTCAAATAATTCTATTTCCCATCAGGGGAGAGGAAGATTTTTTAATTTAAGTATATTT